GCTACTCACCTTGCGAGCCGACGCCGGTCAGGACGAGATCCGGTCCCACGTTCTGCCCGAGGCCAGCACGGCGGCCAAGCAGAACCTCGATGAGAACCCCGTCGTGAAGGCCTGCGCGGCACTGGCTGGCCCGAAAGGAGCAAAGTAATCCATGCCCGTCCAAACCGAAAGCAACTACCTCGGGGATGTCCTCAAATACGAAGCCCCGAACCTGTTCTCCCGCGATGAGGTGACTCTCACCGCGGGCAACCTGTCACTCGGCGCCGTTGTGGGCCGGAAGGCGCCCGCCGTTACCGTGACGCCTGGCGGCTCCAATGTCGGCAACGGAGCTATGGGCACGGTGACCCTCGGTCCGGCCGCGCTGCCCGGCGACTACGTGTTGACTTGCAAGACCAAGGTCACCAACGCCGGCGTCTTCTCCGTCGTAGACCCGCGCGGCCTGCCGCTGCCCGACCTCACGGTCGCAGTCGCTTACGCCGGGGATCTCTTCCACTGCACCCTCGCTGAGGGCAGCACCGATTTCGAAGTGGGCGACTCCTTCCCGATTGCGGTGTCGGTCGCGAGCGAGATCGGCGAGTTCAATCCCGCTGCCAGCGACGGCCTCCAGTTCGCCGCAGGCGTCCTGGTGGAAGCCGTTGACGCGAGCGCCGCCGCCAGGCAGACCGTGATCATCGCGCGCGATGCCATCGTATCGCGGGTCGCGCTGGTGTGGAAGACCGGACTCACCGCGCCGCAGAAGGCCATCGCCATTGCCCAACTGAAAACCCTGGGCATTCTTGTCCGGGAAGGAGCCTAACATCCATGCCGATCCTCAATCCATTCGCAACTGACGCGTTCAACATGGTCGCGCTCACGGCGGCCATCAACAAGATCCCGAACACCTACGGGCGGCTCGAGCAGTTGAATCTGATGCCCGCCACGGGTGTCCGGACGCGCACCATCATCATCGAAGAGATGAGCGGCGTGCTGAACCTGCTCCCCACGCAACCGGTGGGCGCGCCGGGCACTGTCGGCACGCAGGGCAAGCGCAAGGTGCGCTCGTTCGTGATCCCGCACATCCCGCACGACGACGCCGTATTGCCCGAAGAGGTGCAAGGGATTCGCGCCTTCGGGTCGGAGTCGGAGACGGAGGCGCTAGCGAACCTGATGGCGATGAAGCTGCAGAACATGCGCAACAAGCACGCCATCACGCTGGAGCACCTGCGTATGGGCGCCCTGAAGGGCGTGATCCTGGACGCCGACGGGTCGACGCTCTACAACCTCTATACCGAGTTCGACATCACGCCGAAAACCGTCAACTTTGCGCTCACGACGAACACCACTGAGGTACTGTTGAAGGTGCTCGAAGTGAAGCGCCACATCGAGGACAACCTCAAGGGCGAGTTCATGACGGGCATCCTGTGCCTGTGCTCGCAGGGCTTCTACGACGCCTTCACCACGCACTCGAAGGTGAAAGAGGCCTTCCAGTACTACCAGCGCAACCAGCAACTCGGCAACGACTACCGAACCGGCTTCACGTTCGGCGGCGTGACGTTCGAGGAGTATCGCGGCCAGGCGACCGACGCTTCCGGCAATGTGCGGAAGTTCGTTGCCGACGAGGAGGCACATTTCTTCCCGCTGGGCACGGCGAACACGTTCCGCACGTACTTCGCGCCGGCTGACTTCAACGAGACGGCGAACACGCTGGGCCTGCCACTCTACGCCAAGCAGGAGCCGCGGAAGTTCGGGCGCGGTACCGACCTGCACACGCAGCAGAACCCGCTGCCCATTTGTCTGCGGCCGGAAGTGCTGGTGAAGGCGACCAAGGCCTGACCATGAGCGGTTGGGAGTCGGCAGTGAGTGGCCTGAACGGGGCCGTCGTGAACACGTTCGGCCGCGAGGTCCTCTACTTGCCCGACGCCGGTGGGCAGGCCACCGTCCGCGCGGTGTTCCAGGCGGTGCGGGAAGCCGAGGACGCCTCGCCGGGTGTTTATGTGGTGCTATTTCTCCGGCTGGCGGATCTGGCGGCGGCGCCCGTGCGCGGGGACGAGGTCGAGATCGGCGGTGCTCGGTACAAGGTGTTCGACATCGAAGCCGACACCGAAGGTGCTGCTGTGCTGAGGTTGCGACAGGTCAACTGAAACTTCAGGCCAATTGTCCTGAAGTCGCGGATGAGTTCATCGATGCCCAGCGTCCGGGTCTACCAGAAGAAGCAACTCCGCCTCGACCTGCTCAACTTCCGCCAGCGGCAGATGTACGAGCTGGGCAGCGCGGGCGTCGCGGCCGTGAAGGCGCGCGTGAGCACGGCGCAGGGGCCCGGCGATAGCGCTGCCAAACCGCTCACCAAGCGCTACGCGATCTTCAAAACGCGGAAGCGAAAGGGCAACCGCCGCAATCTCACCTTCAGCGGCGACCTGCTCCGCAACTTCCAAGTCCGGACGGTGAGCGAGAACCAGGCCAAGGCGACCGTCTCGACTCGCAAGGACCGGATCAAGGCCTGGGCCAATCAGAAGCGCGAGGAGTGGATGGTGTTCTCGCCGAAAAACAAGGCGGCCGTCGTTGAGGCCGCCCGAAGAATGCTCGAAGCGATGAAACTGCGGATACTCGTTGAGCGCGCCCTGGGAGGGAAACAGAGGTGATCAACCCGGCCGAGCTTGTCGACAACCTCGTCGCTTTGCTGCGCGACATCCCGGAACTGGTGACCGAGATGGGCGGCGACGAGCAACGGATATTCGCTTACCACGATCAGTATCCGAAGCGGGCGAGCCTCGCCGCAGCGATCCACGACATGCCTGCGCCTGGCATTATGGCCGCCTGGCAGGGCACGACACCGGGCAGTTTCGGCGGCGGCGATGTGGGGAAGCTCCAGGGCACGCGCTACCTGCGGGCGCGTGAGACATTCGATGGTGATCCACCCACAGCCTACTACCGGCTTTTCCGGCTGATCACAAAGGGAGTGCTGTCATCGCTGGGCGTGCCGATGCTTAACGCGACGGTGCATCCCTCCTGTTACCCGATGGACCTACCGCTCATCCAGCGGCAGACCGACGCGGAAGGGCTCGACTACTTTGAGGTGCCGATGACATTCACGGAGATGGGAGATGAGTGAACAAGTGGCTTTGGTTTCGCCAGACGGCGAAGTGCAGTATGTCGAGGCGCGACCAGATGTTCTGGTGCCCTTGATGATTCGTGGCAATCGGCAGTTGACCGAACGAGAGGAGGTAACGCCTGATGTCCGTGACGCGGATGCAGGAGATCCAGATTTGCTTCGGTAAGCAGAAGCAGGCCGACATCGCCACAGCCAACACCGGCGTGCAGATGTGGCAGTTGCGGAAGCTGAACGCCGCGCTCGCCAATCCGAAGCTGAACACCGAAAACGACGCAGAAGAGTTCGGCAAGGGTCACGAGTTTCCCACGCAGTCGTTCCAGACGTCGTGGGACGTGAACGGCACGCTCGAAAAGTACCTTGGTGCCGAGATTGGTGCGTGGGCGATGGCCTACGGACTCGGCAAGGTGGTTAAGTCGGGCACGACGCCGAACTTCACCTACACGTGCACGCCGCTCATTCCGGCCAGCGGTGACGCGGCCGAGTTGCCGTACTTCTCTTTCGTCGAACAGCTCCGCCCGGGTGCCGGCGTTGTGGCGGACCGCATGGCCGTCGGCTGCGTGGTCGAAGGCTGGACGGTCTCCATCGGCAGCGGACCGGGCCGCGCCAACTCAAAGATCACCGTCGAGTTCGTTGGCTCCGGGAAAGTGACTGAGCCGTCCGGGATAACGATGCCGGCGGCGACCGTCGAAAAGCTACTGCCGTCGGCGTCGCTTGCGCTCACGATCAACGGGGTCAACTACGTCTCGAACAAGAACATCGTCTCGCTTGAAACGTCGTGGAAGAACAACGTCCGGATGGATGGCGGCTTCTTCCCCGGCTCGGGCTTCCAGACGCCAGGCGATGCGACGAGCGGCGCTATCCGCGGCCGCTTGGAGTTCGGCAACCGCCAGGGAACCCTCCGGTTCGTAGCCCGCTTCGAAAATGGATCGACGGAGCTGACGAAGCTCAAGAACCAGTCCACGGGCACGGCGGTGCTGTCGCTCACCTACGATGCCAACAACTCCCTGGAGATTACTTGGCAGAAAGTCTCCTTCGCGACCGCGGAACTCGGCGAAACGGACGGCATCGTGACGGTCTCGGTCGAGTGCCTGCCAATGTGGGACACGACCAACGGCGTCGTCTCTGCAGTGGCCAAATGCAACGTGGACGGCATCTGCCAATAGGAGACCCTCATGTTTGACGCAACCAAGCCTATCGCAATGAACCTCCGGGCGCCGGAAGGCGTGAAGACGATCCGCGTGCGGTTCCCCTCTGACGACGATTGGATCGAGCGGCAGCGCCGGCGCAAGGTCATCATCAAGCAACTGGGACGCGGCGTTTCCGAGACGATCATCTCGGGCGGCGAAGACGCCGATGCGGCCTTGCTCGCCAAAATCCGCGAGGGGGACGGGGAGGTCGATCCCTTCGAGGCCAACCGCATCGTCGAGCAGTTGAGCCAGGCGGAAGTGGACGACGTGGTGCAGACCGGCGATTCCTTCCGAGTCACCCTGCGCGTGCTGGGCGGCGCGGTGACACATCTTCTGAGGATGCCGTCCGCCAAAGACGTGTTCGAATACCGCCGCGGATTCGCGCGGGTGCTCGACCTGCCGTACAACCGCCAGGAACTGACGATCAACCTCGGCGCCGCCGGCGCGCTCTACAAGAAGCTGATCACGGCGACGGAAGGCTACGCCGGCGAGGCTCCGATCATTCACCAGGCCGTCGCGGTGAAGGCGGCCATCGACGCTCTTGATGCCAGTTTCCAGGAGACCGGCGGCCCAAACTGACACCCGGGGAGTGGCCGGAACACCCCTCCCTGCGATTCCTCGTTCACTGGTCGCTGCGGCGCGATGAACTGTGCGATCCCGGCATCTGTCCGGATGGGCCCGACGACGGCGACCGGTGCGACCACTGCCCGCTCGACAAGCTCGACGCAGCACAGTATTCCGAGTCCGGGCTTCTCATCCGGCGCGCACTCGATCTCCGGGCGGCCCTGAAGTTGGGCATCCGGATCGGTCTCGATGAAATTCGGGCGGACGAGTTCTGCGCCCTGGTGGTGCTCGAAGAAGAGCGCGACAGGCTGGACCGCGAGCAGATAAATCCCCATGGCCGATAACAAACTGGAACTGGTCGTCACCGTCGAGGTGGACAAGGCCAACCAGTCCATCAAGACCGTCAATGCCAGTCTGTCGAGCATGGAAGCCACCGCCGCCAAGACCGCGAGGGGCGCGGCGCAGGGGATCGATGGCATGACGGCGGCCATGGTGAAAGGCGCCACCGCCGGCAATCTGGTCGCCGACGCCATCAAGTCCGCGCTTGCCTGGGCAAAGGATTTCACGGTCGGTTCGGTCATGATGGCGGCCGAGAACGCCAAGGCCGAGGCTTCGCTCAAAGCGCTTGCCATGGCGCACGGTGTAGGCGCAGAAGCCGCGGCCAAGCAGGTTGCCGCCATCGAAGAGATCGGTTTCGAGTTCACCGAGGCGACACATGCCGTACAGCGTCTCATCGTTGCCGACATGGATCTCGCCAAGGCCGAGGGTCTCGCCAAACTCGCCAAGAATGCGGCGGCGGTACAGAACGTATCGGCGGGCGAGGCGATCGAGGCCATTGTCCTGGCGATCGAGTCGGGCGCCTCGCGCGGACTCCGCACGTTGGGCCTGTTCGTTGACTTCCAGAAGGAAGTTCTCATTCAGGAGCTGAAACTCGGTCGCGCGCTGACCGAGAGCGAAGAAAAACAGGTCCGCTACAACGCGGTAATGCGTGAGGGCGCAAAGATCCAGGGTGCGCACGCGGCAGCCTCGCAAACCGTGGAAGGACAGCTCGGGGCGCTGCGCCGCGAGTTCAACAATCTCCGTGAAGATATCGGAGCCAAGTTCCAGGATGACTTCAAGGCATTGATCGGCAACCTCCGCGGGCTCGTCGGATGGCTGCGGGTGAACACCGATCTGCTCAAGAAGTTCGGCGAAGTGGCCCTTTGGGTCTCCGGCGTTCTGGCGGCCTATGCCCTTGCCGACAAGATCATGGCTCTGGCGAAGGCCATTGCCGCGCTCAGACTGGCCAGCCTGAATCCGTATGCCCTGCTCGCCACCGGCGTTGTCGCAGCCGGCGCCATCATCTACTCCAACTGGAAAAACACCCAGGAACAATTGCAGGCGCGCTTCGACGAGATGCAACGGAAGGCACTCCGCGAGCAGCTGCTGAGCGGCAAGACCAGCGTCGAGGAACTCCGGAAGCAGGGCATGACCGATGACCAGATCCGGGAAGTAGTCCTCGGAAAGCGGCTCTTGCCGGGAGAGCAGTCCTTCGAGTTTGAGGTCCCGAAGCTTACGGTCAAGACCGGCAATGAGCCGGACCTCGAGACGCTAAAGCGGGCGGCCGAGATCCGCAAGCGGCAACTCGAGGTGGAACGGGAGTCGCGCCAGGCTGCGCTCGAGGCCGGCGCAAAGACGCAGACGGGCTTTGCGCGCGAGATCACCGAGATGAATGCACAGATCCAGAAGTGGACGACGTTCGTCGACGACCGCGGCGTCGAGCGCCGGATTGCGCTGACGCGTACCGCGTGGCAGAACGTGCTCGATCAGTTGGCGAGCAGATGGACTGCATTCAAAGAGAAGCTGCTCAAGGACAACCGGGAAAATCTCGTCGAGTACCTGAAGGCCGAGGAAGAAGCGGCACGACAGCGGATGGAGTTTGAGGCTGAGGTCTACCAACGGAAGCTCCAGTACAACGAGGAGATCGCGCGGCGGAACCTGGATCACCTCGAACGAATGATGGGCGTGGAAGAGCAACGCGCCGGCATCGACCGGGACACCCAACTCCGCGCTGTCGAAGCCGTGGACGCCCAGACCCTGGCGCAGAAGGTCGCCGTGGAACAGCGCAAGGCCGCGATCGAAGTGGATTACCTGGAGCGCGTCCACGAGATCAAGATGCGCCTGTTCGACCTCGAAACGTCGCGCATGGTCCTGGAGGAAGAGGCGAACCTGCGGCGGCTCGGCTATCGCGCCGACGAGATCAAGACCCGGATTGCCGAACTCACTCAGCAGCGCGAAGAGATCCGCCAGGCGAATCAGGAAGCTACGGATGCCGCAATCGATGCCGCGCGGCAGAATGCAGCCAACCGGACGGCGGCAATGGTGCGCGACCACAACCGGCAGATCTTCGATTCCTTCAAGCGCCAGGCTGAGGGTGTGTTCGATGCTCTGCTGACAAAGTCACAGTCGATCTGGTCAGCGATCGGCAATTCACTGAAGACCGCGCTGCTCACGGCGATTAAAGATGTTGTCACCAGCCGCGTGGCGGCGATGCTAATGCAGATGTTTACGGGGCAGAAAGTCTCTCTTGCCTCACAGACAACTGCCGGAGGTGGAATCCTGGGAGGCATCGGCGGACTTCTGGGGATTGGCGCGACGCCGGTGTTCGGTGGCGTGAACGTGCCGGTCACGACCCCGCCGTTTATCCCAAGTGGTGGGGTGTCTGCGGGCGGCGGATTGTCCTCGAAGGCGGGCTGGGCGGCGTCGCTGGCAAACCTGAAATCGTTCTTCGGCATCGGCAGCAGCGTCCAACTCGGTCCCGGCATGGCGACAACCTGGGAAGCCGCGACGACGCTTCAGAAGCTTTCAGCCATCGGCAAATCGAACGCGGCATTGCTCGGCGGCGGCCTACTGCTCTACGAGGGCCTGCGCCGCGGCGGTGCGGCCGGAGTTGGGATGTCGGCGGCGGGTGGCGCACTGATCGGATTCAAGTACGGCGGTCCGCTCGGCGCTGCCATCGGCGGCATCGCTGGTGCGGTCGCCGGCATTGTCCGCCTGTTCGTCAAAGGCGCTCAGGAGAAGGCTCGCGAGAAGATCAAGGCCACATACGGCGTCGACATCAGCGACAAGAACGTGCTGAAACAGATCGTCGACATTGCCAAGCAGGGCTTCGGCGGCAACCTCGACATGGCCATTCGCAGCCAGCAGATCCGCGATCTGGTCGAGTTGTACGCTCTTTCGACCGGCCAAAGCACTTCTGGCCTACCGGCCACCGTGCGCCCGGTGTCGTTGCTCCAGCAGGGTGGCAGCCTGTTCCAGCAGAGCGCCGGCGGCCTAGCCTTTGATCGCATCGGCGGCGGCGCCCCGTCCGCGGCCGCTCCCACCGTGATCAACATCACGGTGCCAGGCGCCAAGGAATTTTTCGAGAAGGAGACCGTGCGCGTGGTGGTCGAGAACCCGCGCGCCGTGCAATCGGCGACGTTGTCAGCGGCAAAGTCCAATGCCGGTCGCCGTGAGATGACCGGGTTGCAGTTGAGTCCGGGGCTGTTGGTGTCATGACGAAAGCAGAACTTATTGAGAAGTTGGCTCGCGCTATTGCGGAGAAGGAAGGATTCTTCGTGACGGAAGCTCAAGCGAAGGCACGAGGCATGCGTTTTCCGACGCGCGCGCAACGAAACGCGAATCCCGGCAACCTCCGCTCCTGGCGCGACTCGAAGCGCCGCGCCTATCCGACTGACGGCGGTTATGTCGACTTCGTCGCGTGGGCTTCAGAGCGTTTCCTCGGAGCCTCGCGCGAGGAACTGAGCCGTCGCGCCCTCGATGAGGGCTGGCGCGTCCTGCGCGTGCTGATCGGCCAGTACCTGGAGGGGCGTTACACGAACGGCCGGCCACCCACTATCGAAGAGATGTTTCGCGTCTATGCTCCGGCTTCGGACGGTAATGACCCTGCGGGCTATGCGCGATTCGTGGCGGCGAAGCTCGGGGCGCGGCCGGACCAGCGGCTGATTGACCTGGTTTCAACGTGATGCCTGGCTCGATTCAGAATGCAGCTCCAGCCACGGTTCTGCCGCACGGCCTTTGCCGCGCATTCATTCACGAGCGTGAGTATCCGGTCATCGACAACGAGTATCGGAATGGTGAGTCGCAGCGGTCAGTGCAGGCTACGAACAGCCGCAAGCGCTGGCGCCTGGTGAAGCGGCTCACGCCGACGCAGCTCGCGGCACTCCGGGATTTCTACGATGCCCGCAAGGGCCCTGCTGAGCCGTTCTACTTCTATGACCCGTATGAGACCAATCCGAAGTTCTCATGCGATCCGACGGGCCAGGCCGTCGCCGGCCGCTACACTGTCCGCTTTAACGGAGAGTGGAGCCAGTCAGTCGGCCCTGCCCGCACGGACGTAAACATCGAAGTTGTCGAGTTGGCCTGAACAACACTATGCCGTTTTCCGATTACCTCGACCAGAAGATCCTCGATAAGGCGTTCCTCGGTCAAGACTTCCAGGTAACTGAGCACTGGTGCAGCCTGCACACTGCCGATCCTGGCAAGACTGGCCAGAGCGAGGCCGCCGGCGCGCCGTACGACAGGAAGGCGGTCACGCAGTTCACTGCGGTCGACAGCGACGGCAACGCGAAACGCATCCGCAATGTGGCGTTGCTGCTAATCCAGGTGCCTGCCGGAACCTACACCCACATCGGCATGTGGGACACAGCGAGCGGCGGCAATTTCCTCGGCGGTGGCCCGCTGTCGTCCCCCGCCACGGTCAATGACGGCGACTTCGTCATCGTTCGCGAAAACGACCTTTCGATCCTCCAGGACTAAGAGGCGCTCGTGTCCACCATCCGCACACAGTTCGGCCCGGTCGCCAATTTCGAGATCACGCTGAACGGACTCGCTTCTGGCGCGGCGCGCAGCTCCGTAAAAGTCGAGAACCAGAACGGCCGCTACGTCGATGCGATCTGCCAGTTCAAAATCAAGCCCGTGTCAGGCAGCCTCGGCGACCGCTACGCCGTGTTCTTCTTGGCCTGGGGCGCAACGGACGACGCCTCTCCGATCTTTCCCGCCGGCGTCACTGGCGTGGATGAGGCGGTCGCGGTCACTCTGGAAGCTCTTTCCATCCGGCAGGTCGGCTCGCTCTACGTCCCGAGCTCGGGGATTCTGATCAGCCCGCCATTCTCGGTCGCACAGGCATTCGGCAACGTGCTTCCTCCGGTGTGGGGAATCCTGGCCGTGAACCGATGTGGCCTGACCCTCGATGCAACCGACAACATCGCGTTCTGGCGTGGTGTGCAGTTCGAGGTCTCTTGATGCGGCATCTCATCCTCAATGCTGACACCGAGACGCTGTTTCCTGCCGGCCGGAGCGAACCGTTTCCCGATTTCGGTGCCCCCCCTCGCGGATGGCTTGTATGCGCTCTGGCTACCGACGCTCGATCCGAGGATGTGGTTCAATCCCTGGCGGCTGAATGCCAAGCGTGCCACGATCCCGTTCGAGTACTCGCCGGCGTATTTCCAGCGGCGGATGCTGTTCGGCGCCGCACCCTCAGGGCTGACGATTCCGACCGGATCAGGCGGCAATGTTCCCACACCATTCGGCGCGGCGCTCGCTTGCAGCAACGAACAGGTCGGTTGGTCCGGCAGTTCCATGGCGGATGCGCCGGCTTACATCGGCGACGGGACTGGCAAGACAATCTCGGTCTGTGTGTGGTTCCGGATCAACCGCCTGAACGGTACAGGCTTTCCGACTATCTGCAGCACGAGCTACACGACCGGATGGTGGGTTGGACTACGGACGAGCACCGGCAAGTATAAGTGCATCTTTCGGAACAGCACATCGCCGTACGGTCCCTTTGAGTGGGGTTCCTACGGCGGCGATTTTCGCAAGCTCAATTGCATCTCGTTCGTTCTTCCGATGGACGCCAATGGGACAGCGAGCGTGTACCACAACGGCGTTCTTGTAGTCCAGAGCAACCTTTCAAACGCGAGCAGTGCATCCGGTAGCGCCTCCGTCTTTCCCTTGTCGTCCTCAACGCCTGGCATGTTTGTCGAGATCTTCGGCGTCGCTTCGTGGACAAGGGCGCTGTACCCGGATGAGATGCGCCAACTCGTATCCGGACCCCGAGTACTGCTGGCAAATCGACAAAGCTTCTGGTACGGCCCATTGATGGCATATCGCACCGCGGAGATCGCGGGCGATTCGTCGCTGGCGGCGATCAGCTTCCGCGGTGCGCCGAGGACCGGAGTGATCGCGGGAACTGCAACCCTTGTCGCATACCGCCGGCCGCCAGCGGCGCCCGAGCGCACGATCCCAATCCGCCATGAAAGCCGCTCGGTGTCGCTGGTGGCCGAATCGCGCACGTTCATTGTGCGGCGAGAGAACCGAAGCATCGAAGCATGACGTTCACGAAAGACCCGAACGCGGTCCTCGACTACACGCTCGACTGGGCCCGCTGGCTTGCTGGTGACCAGATCGCAACGAGCGAGTGGCTGGTTCCAGCCGGGCTCACCAAGGTGGCCGACACGAAGACGGCTTCCTCGGCCACCGTGTGGCTCTCGGGCGGCACAGCGGGGCAGTCGTACACGGTCACCAATCGCATCACCACCAGCGGCGGCCGAACAGAAGACCGTTCGTTCACCATACGGGCTGAGGAGCGCTGATGCCCGACTATATCGGCAACATCGCGGTGCCGGAGATCGCGCCCTCGGGAGTGTTCCCGATCATGCCGGATTACCCACACGGTCGGGCCCATGCCTCCGAGGTCGTTATCCATCAATTCGGCTCCGGCAATGCGAAGATCGAGCAACGATTCCTGCTCGGCTCCGGCGCGAAGCGTTTCACGGTCCGCAAGGCCTGGCTCCGCGACTCCGACCGCATCGCGCTCCGTAACTTCTGGGAGTCGAAGTACGGTCCTTACGGCGCGTTCACTTACAACGCGCCCAACGACGACGGCAACGGCACCACCGCTTACACCTGCCGCTTCGCCAATGAGCCGCTGTCCTGGGAGATGCTCACGGACGCTGTGTGCTCGCTCGGCGTCACGCTCATCGAAATCCCTTCCGCCTCACCCACGTACACGCTGAACCAAACCGTCACGCGATTCCCACCGCAGGCACTCAGAGACGCCCTGCTGTCTCAGGTCCAGCAGATCATCCCGCTCATCAGAATTCAGCCGCTCCAGAGCGGATATCCCGCGATCTATGTCTCCGACCGGCGCTGCACCGTCGGCACGCAGCTCTACCAGGCGCGCCTGCTGGAGTTCGACGGCATCTCGCAGGGCATGGGCAACGAGGCCGACGAGGCCCAGTTCTCGTTCGGTAACGCGGATCGTGTCATGCGCGATCTGGCCAACGACGTCGACCTCTGCCGTGCCGCGCTCGACTTTGCGCTCTTCCACGTCGGCACCGGCATCAAACTCGATCTCTGGAAAGGCGAGATCGTCAACTGGACCTGCGACGCAGGCCCCGAGTTCCGCGTCACTGCCGCCGACGGCCTGTACGAACTGAACCTGCCGTACCCCACCCGCAAGATCTCGCGCACCTGCTGGAAGCCGTTCAACTCGCAAGCCTGCCCCTTCGCGACCGCGGGCGCGCTCGACCTGGTTCACTTCCCGAACGCCGACGCCACGAAGTGCGACAAAGGCTACGAGACCGAAAACGGCTGCCTGGCGCACGGCATGAAACGCTATTACGGCGGCATCCTCGCGGAGCCGCAGAGCGTCCGCATCAAAGACAACTCCACTGGCACATGGGGCTTCAGCCGTTCGCCGCTCACGAGCGTCTCCCTCGTCGCCGACTCCATCTACGACCAGGTCCTGGCAGAGATCTACACCGACTCCAACATGCCGGTGAACTGCAAGATCGCCGCCGGGCGCGACGAGAGTGATTTCTACGAAGCGCTGGGCATCGTCGGTGAAGGGCCGCTTGTGGCTTACGGCTCCGGCCACCAGCTCGATGGCCAGTATCATCACGGCTATCCCGGCAGCTTCGGCCTGCGCCAGGTGCTCGGCTCCGATCCCGCCGGCGCGCAGGACTGGTTCTCGCTCGACCAATCCGGCGACCAGACCGGCGGCGACTGGCGCAAGGTGTTCTCCGGTAACTCGACCTACAAGGACAACTTCGCCGCGGGCACGGCGTTCCTGGTGATCCGGCGTTCCGACGCAAAGGGCCTGCAGCTTTCGCGTCCGGGCGAGCACCAGATGGAGGCCATCGTTCAGAGCGGGATGCGAGGGTGGGTATGGACCTCGCCGGGCGTCCGTGTCTGGGGGCCTCCGCTCACCAACCCCGTTTGGATCGCCGTCAACATGCTGCTGCGCGCGCGGGGCATCCGGCTGGGCGAGTTCGCCACCACCCAGCAGCTCGATCTGGCCGAAACCTTCTTCGACGTGAATGCCGCCATTGCCGCCGCGTCGATTTGTGACGAACAGGTGACGAAGCTGGTCGGCTCGGGCACAGAGACGCAGTTCAAGTTCCGCGGCGTGATCCAGGAAGAGAAACCGCTGCGTGACTGGCTTCAGGAAGTCCTGATGAACTGCCTGGGCTATTACACGTTCGCCTTCGGCAAACTCAAGACCGGCGTGCGCGTGAACTCCTCGGCTGTGGAGGCCTTCACCGAAGGCAACATCCTGTTCCGGAGTCTTCAGCTCGCGCCTCTGAAGCCGTCATTTAACCACCTCACCGCCAACTTCGCCGATGAGGATTTTGAGTTCGTCGCGAACTCGGTGGCGGTCTACGATATCGACCATGCCAACCTGATCGGCGGCGGCGCCGGACCGCTATTCCTGAAATCGAGTGTCAACCTGGCCGGGAGTTCGTCGAAGTCCCAAGCCGGCAGGATCGTTGCCGTGCGCCTGCGCGAGGAGTTGGGCGGGATCACTCCGGACGAATGGAAGCGTGCCCGCCAGGTCGGCTTCAAGACCACCGTGCTGGCTTTGAGTACCGAACCGGGCATGGTGTGCTCCATGACCCATCCCGATATGCCGGGCGGGAGCGGCGAGTTCCGGGTCACCTCCTGGGGACTGAACCGCGACTACTCGATCGACATCCAGGGCCGCACGACCACGGACTCGATGTACGACCTGGTCGCCGGACCAAAGCCCGCCGATGTTGTTCCGGATGCGCCGCCGGACGAGATCCTCATCGACACCGGCGTCCCAGGCGTGCTGACTGCGACGCCCAAGCTGGGCGATTACGGCACTTTCGCGCTCGACGACATGAGCGTGGCTCCCGACCCTTCCGGCAACATGAACATCGTCGGCGCGCACGAAATCACACTGGCGCTGTATTACGTAGACGAACTGGCCACCGACCTGTGGGTGTCCATCGACGCCGCCATCGATTCCGCAACCGATCCGGTTACGGTCGCCTGCACAGTAAATCCCGACACGAGCCGTGTGTTCCGCGTTGGCGACTTCATCGTCTTCAATGACGAGGCGGTCGACGCTGCACACTCGGGCAGGCGCTCCTACGAGTGCGTGCAGATCGTCGGGCCGGGCGACACCGGCGACGTGGTCCCGAGCGGCGACTTCATCCTTCAGCGCGCCTGGCCCGGCGTCGATCCTGGCTTCGCTACATTCGGCACTTTCAGGTGCGCCCACCTTGCCGGCATCCGCTTCTACAAGCTCGATCAGAAAACGTTCACCTTTAGCGTGAAGAAGGGCTTCTTCCGCACGCCCGGCCTGCCAGCGCGCGTCGAGGCGAAGCTCCCGAGCGCCTGCATCGTTGCGGCCGTGGCGGGAGTGGCGAACCACTTCGGCTACGGCCCGTTCACGGTCTTCCCGCTGTCCCATCACAACGAGCCGTTCATGCCCGGTGATCGCACCTGCAACGGCGGTGCTTACACGTTCCAGATCCCCGGAGCGTTGGCGGTTCAGGAGAACGTAGCGATTCCGATGAAGGTGCAGGATGCCGCGTCCATCCGTTGCATCTACGCGTACCTTCAGCAGGGCACCACCGACGGCCAGTCGGCGTATCTAGTTAAAATTAGCCGCGACAGCGGCGCCACATGGGAGCCGCTCGAGTACATGGGTATCGCCCAGGCACTACCAATCGAGTACAAGAACACCTACGACTTTCTGGTGAACAACGAAGGCTACGGCCTGCCCGCCACCCGCCGCCTGCCATACGCCGACTACGGCTTGATCGTCGCGGAGGCGGTCACCGGCGGCCCATCGCCGCAAACGATCCAGACCGCGTCCTACGGCGCCAATCGCCTGGGCCTCGAGGCCGGCAAGTTCGTATTCATCGACCTCGGCGGCCCGAACGAGGAGTACCTGAAGATCATCGGCGCTGATCCGGACAACCAGACGTTCGACGCAATCGCGACGCGGAACCACGCTGCCGGCGAGCGCATCCGACCAACTATCTGGCCGACGCCAGTGCTCCGCGAGGGAGACGACTTGGCATTCGATATCCTGGCGGTCGCATCGCTGGCTCCGGGGTCCGACCTCACCGTAGTGATCCAGACATAGCATGGCCTCCGAACCGCTCCACATCTTCGACCCGCGCCGGAACATGCACGTGCAGGGCTTCTCCGGCCGCGCCGCCACGACTACGATCCACGACGCCACCGAGACGGGCCTGTCGATCTCGGGCATCTTCCAGGCGGCCGAGGACTTCGCCGTCCTCTGCTTCTACAACGCCTACGACTACTTTAATCACCTGCGCCTGAAGCACCTCCCGCGGACGGACCTCTCCGGCCTGCGCCTTGAGTTCGACATCGAGTACGACCACACGCTCGACGGCGCCATGCGCTTCGATGCCCCGAAGTACCCCAGCGTCTCCTGGGACGCCATCACCTTCATGACCGGCGCGGGGCACGTGCACGAGGTTGCGATCCTGCCGCACGCTACCGTTATCTCGGGAGCGGAGACACCCGCCAGCCTCCAGCTCGACCTCAGCGCGGAAGCGCCGGCCTTCGGCGTCGATTACTACCACCTCCACTTCCGCGACACGCGCTACACGATCGCCCACACAGCCTGCATCCGGGAAACGCAGTTGACCCAGGATGTGCAGGGCGGCGGCGAGACGTGGTTCGAGGTGGAATCGGTCGAGGGCTTCCGCGCCGGCGACTGGGTGTACATCGAGCGCACCGGCACCGACGAGGAGCTGGTCTTCGTGCTCGAGGTGGACCAGTTGCAGAACCGGCTCCGGGCCAACGTGACCATCACGCATCCGGCCGAAAGCTACGTCACGCTGCGCGTCGAGGGTTACCACATCGCGGAGAGGTTCGCCACCCTGATCAACGACCCCGGCGATCCTCCTGGGCGTTACGGCCCCTGCCAGGCGGCGGTGATCACGGCTGAAGGCGGCGCGATGGGAGTCCGCACCGGCCCCAGCGATCCAATCGCCTCCTACCTGCGGATCTCTTTCAAACCAGACTCGGGCTACGGCAAGCTGGGTAATCTCGACCGTGTGCTTACTACCTCAGGGCACGTTCCGCTCGCTCCTCCATACCCGCCGAACTACGATCCCGCCAGCGACGCGCAGGCGGGCTACTGGCTCCAGGACGGCGTGCGGTTCACCGGCGGCGACACGGACAAGAAGTATCGCGTGACGCTCGATTTCACGCAGCCTCTCCTTGACAAAAACGGTGCGCTCGTCCAGATGAACGACTGCCGGAAGATCTACATGGTCTTCGCACCGCGATTCGAACGGGTTGAGGAGGAGCTTGAAATCGGCGCATTCCTCACCGCCGACGCGCAGCTGGGCGACACCGTCCTCCAGGTGGACAACGCCTCGGCGCTCTCGGCAGGCCGCTATTTCATCGGCGACGCCTTGAGCGAGGAGCGTATTCTCCTGGTGTCGGTTGATTCCGGCAGCCAGATCACCGTCCAGCGCGGCTACGAGAACTCCTCGCCATCGTTCTGGCCCGCTGGCACGCGCCTGAAGAAGCTGTCCTCGGTGGCCGGTGTGGACGCGGACATCGAGTGGCGCGTCACGATTTCGAACATCACCGTCACGGGCGACCGCTCGCTCAAGGTCGGCGGCGGCGCGCCGCGGATAGAGGAATCCGATGCGCGCTGCAAGTACACCCGCTACTGGGAGGACTACGCATACGGCGGGGATTTCCCGACCCAGTGGTGGTCGATGGGCCACGCCCGGCGCTGCGCGCCGAACAATCCCTCCGACCTTCGGAAGGTCGCGATCCGCTACTCCTGCCAGTCCTCGCATGATCTCTACCTCGGCACGTTCCTTTACACCAACTGCGGCAAGATCAGCGTGTCGGTGGACTCTGATCCGCCGACTACGCACGACCTGTATCTCAACGAGTACGGTGGCACCACTGCGAACTTGAAGCTGCGGACCGGCGTGCCGGCTGGCAACCACACCGTCGAGATCACCGCGCTCTTCGACCGGAACCCGGCGTCGGGCGGCTACTATTTCTACTTCGACTACCTCTGGCCGCTCGTGCCGCAGGACGTTCCGGACCCGCCCCAGGAGTACTCGAACGTCTCGCTTGCCATCGACTTCGACACCGACCACGGCTATCGCAAGCCGCCTGCCTGGCACTTATGGCAGCTCCAGCGGCTCGGCTTCAAGGGCCACGCCGACGTCTACATGGGGGTCTTCTGGAACAACAAGCGGCGGCGCGTAGGCACCAGCTATCCCTACGCCACGATTCAGTTCTCGGGCGACCCTGTGCCGGGCGAGGTTGTCTCGGTGAAGGTCTCGGGCACGACCATCAACCACGCCATTGGTTATGGGGAGACGTTGCAGCAGATCGTGAGCCACTTCCGAGCGGCGATCAACGGCATGTTCGTCGGCGTCTGGGCGGACGACAACTTCGGGACGTCGACCACGCTGCGCGTGCGGTCGAAGGCGCCGCTGTGGACCTTCTTCGATAACGCCGCCACCGGCTCGCCCTCAGTCACGGCCGTGATGGACGACCACCTGGGCGCGGCCGGTGCCGAAGGCGACTGGGAGTTGATTGACGCTGTCTCGCCGGTGATGACCGAGGGTGCGCGGCGTTGGATTAGCGATCTCGCCAGCCATTTCCAAGCCGCAGGCATTGCGGCTAGCTTCGCCTTCTCGATGGAGGTCTATCGCCCGCCAGCCGAGATGGCGGCCCGCTACTGGGATGGCACCCCCGTCGACCTGCCGGTGCCCTCAACCCAGATGCACTTCGGCTCACGCGTCCGCGCTTATCTGAAACAGATGTACCGCGAGTGCGCAGACGAGATTGCAGCGGCAGGCCTGCCAATCGTGTTCCAGTTCGGCGAAACGCAGTGGTGGTATTTCCCGAACGCTTCGGGCATGCCTTACTACGACGACGAGACCAAAGCCGCGTTCGAGACCATCCACGGCAGATCGATGCATCGCTTTCTGGCCAACACCGATGATCCGAACGACGACATCCAGACTGCGGACTTCCTGCGCGATCGCATCTGGGCCTATTGCCAGGAGGTGGTCGCGTACGTCCGGCAGTTCCATCCCGCAGCCGTGTTCGAGTGCCTGTGGCCGCTCGACGCGAACCAGGGCAAGCCCGCACCCTCTCCCGAATTCCGCGCGCTCAACTTCCACGTGAATCTGCCGAACCAGTGGAAGACGTCCGCCTTCGGCGTGAAGTACTTCCGCGCGGAGGGCTTCGATTACGACGTTTGGCAGAAGAACGCGGTCCGGATGCGGCAGACGATGGAGTTC